GTAGTCGGTCGTGAATTAGTTGGTTTTATCCCTTCATCTACCATCAATGGTGATGCAACAATCCGCGCTGCAAAAGGCGACACAATCCGTGCGGCATTTACTCGCACACCAAGCGTTAACACTTCGTTTGCGCCTTCAATGACAATTCCTGAAGGTACAGATCAAACCGTTGACAACAAAACAATGACGCTTGATTCTTACGCTTCGGTTCAGATTCCTTGGACTGGTGAAGATATTAAACACGTCAACAATGGCGCAGGCTATGAAACCATTTATGGCGATCAAATTGCCCAAGCAATCCGCGCATTATGCAACAAAATTGAACAAGATTTATTCTCGGCTGCTTACAAAGGCGCATCACGCGCTGTAGGTTCAGCAGGCACTACACCATTCGCGTCTAACTTCGACACTATTGCGCAAGTGCGTCAAATCTTAGTTGATAACGGCTGCCCTACTGATAATCAAATTTCATTGATTATGAACACAGCGGCTGGCGTTAAATTGCGCAACCTTGCAGCACTTCAACAAGTTAACACTTCAGGCAATGAAGCGTTACTCCGCCAAGGTACTTTGCTTGATTTGCAAGGCATCATGATTAAAGAATCGGCTGGTATTACTACGCACACAAAAGGCGGTGGTGCTTCTTACGTTACTTCTGGCTCAACTGCTGTTGGTGTTACTGATATTGCATTGGTGACAGGCACAGGCACAGTATTAGCGGGTGACGTTGTAACATTTGCGGCGGATACCGTTAACAAATATGTTGTTGGCACTGGCGTTGCAGCTGCTGGTACTATTTCATTAAATGCACCAGGCGCACAAAAAGTTATTGCTACAGCTAACGCTTTAACAGTTGGCGACTCTTACACACCAAGCGTTGCGTTTCATAAATCAGCCGTTGAGTTAGGCATGCGCCCACCTGCAATGCCAAACGGTGGTGATTCTGCTGTTGACGTGATGACAGTACAAGACCCAACAAGCGGTTTAGTATTTGAAATTGCAGTTTATAAAGGTTACATGAAAACCATGCTTGAAGTACGTTGTTTATATGGCGTAAAAGTATGGAAACCAAACCACGTTGCTACGTTGCTAGGTTAATTTTTCTAGGGGGTTCGCGTTCGTTCCTGTTCGCGTTCCCCCGCCTTTATTTATGTTAAGGATTAGGTTATGGCGTTATTTTTAGAAGATGTTAGGCAGGGCGACGATTATGCCGTTGAGTTAATTGTTAAAGACGCTGCCGGCAATGCTCAAAATATAACAGGATATAAATTCTGGTTAACGTTTATGTCATCGCTTGATTTAACATACGAACAAGCTGAATTAAAATACATTAAAGAAGCTGGCGATGATGAAAATGACGATGTAGCAAATGGAATATGTTATATTTATATACCAGCATCAACTACTCAAAATATTCCACTTGGCTCATATTATTATGCTTTGCAGCAAAAAGCTGGTGTTACGGGTGGAGTTGCAACAGTATTACCACCAATTGAATCATACAAAGATAAAATTAAAGTATTAGCTGGCATTAAGAGACCTGCAACATGAGCATAACAATTACATTAGAAAATAATATAATTGAAGTTAATCCAGTAACACGAAATATTGTTCAAGCGTTACCTGCTGGATTAAAAAGTAATGATGGAGATTATTTTAATACTGCAAATTTGTTTTCAGAATTAAATAATTCAACAAAAAAAACACAGGCTCGACAAAATTTAGAGCTGCAATATATTGACTGCGGAGAATTTAACTAATGCCAAGAATACAGATAAAACGTGGATTAAAAGCTAACTTACCAACAAGCTCAATGCTTGCCGGTGAACAACACTTCTCAACAGATAGAGGAACGCTTCATATTGCAACAGCGGCAACAACATCAATGCCAGTTGTTCCACCTATTGACGATCTTACTACATTAGCAAGTGTTGACGGAACATCAGATTTATTATTGATTCATGACGCAAGCGCAACAGGCGTAAAAGAAAAAAAGATTACTTTTGACGCATTTAAAACCGCGTTAAATATTCCAACTGGTTCAGGCGATGAAAAAGTTGCTGTCGTTTCTGGCGGTACTGCCGGTTATATTTTTGGAACAGACGGAACAGATGGTGTAATAAGATTAAATACATCATTATCATGGACAAAAGATTCAGGTAACGGATTTGTTACTATTGCAGTCAATACGGTTGATTGTGGTACGTTCTAATGCCAAAAATTTTAAATAAACGAGGCACACGAACAGAAATAGATTCAGCAGCAACAGCTAATGGATTAAATGCTGGTGAAGTTTATTTAATTACTGATGAAGATAGAATTGCAATTGGAACATCAACAAATACCTACGAATCATACGCAAAAGAAAGTGAAGCAGGTGGTGGAACTGGTGGAACAACAATTTTAATGGATATTTCTATTGTTGATGGAGAATTGATTGCTGATTATTTAGCTCAATTATCCCCAGCAATCGTTGATGGCGAATTTATAGTGAATATTTTATGACACAGGTTAATTTAGGCAGAATTGTTGTTGTTCCAAAAGGAAATTGGACGGCTGGAACATATAAAGCATTGGATTTGGTTAGATATAACGGGGCTAGTTACATTGCAAAATCTACAACCACTGCAACGCCAACAAATACAACATATTGGGATTTAATTAATTCAGACGGTGCTACTGGAGCAACAGGCGCAACAGGTGCAACAGGAGCTACTGGAGCAGCAGGTACAAATGGAACAAATGGAACAAATGGTACAAACGGGGCAGGTGTTACTTCGCAAACTATTGGTTTTACAGCTTCTGGTGGAACAACATCAAAAACATTAACTGTTGCAGAAGATGTTAATACAGTAGATTTAGCACGAAAAGTCGGTGATGATTCTGCTTTAACTCGTCAAATGTTTCAGGATACTGGGTGGAAATATTTTAGTAGCGGCACAACATCATCGTTAAATTACACTAACGGTTCACAGCAACGCTGGACACCAACGGCTTCAAGCAGTCCTACACTTTCAATTACAAACTGGCCGCCATCGGGTAACTTAGGTGAGCTTTTAATTGAAGGTATTAATCTAGGCGCAGCTGGTACGATTACATGGCCGACTATTAACTGGATTACGTCTACGGGTGCAACGACAACTACCTTTGCCTCTAATGGTGTGACTTTGCAAACGTCTGGTACAGACTGGTGCTTACTTTGGACTCGTGATGCGGGCACAACCATTTATGGGAAGTTTGTGCGATGAGTATGTTATCTAGGTTTGCTACGCTTGGTGGAGGCGTTGCTACTGACCCTTATTGGAATAATGTGTCTTATTTACTTGTCGGTAACGGTGCTAACGGCACAACAACTAATATTAAAGATTCGTCTAAAAATAATTTAACAACTACCATTATAGGGAATACTGCAACCAGTACAGCGCAAAATAAATACGGTAGCGGGTCAGTTTATTTTGATGGTAGTGGAGACTATTTAACTTTACCTTCTACAGCACTTTTAAATTTTGGTACAGGAGATTTTACAATAGAGGCGTGGGTACAATTACCATCATCTGCAAACGTATCTTATATATTGTGTGGGTTTGGTACACCCAATAACTATGTAGCTGTGTATAAAATAAATGCAACTACTTATGTCCTAGAATATTATGACGAACATCATGATGTACTTTCAACTACAACTTTTGGGTTAAATACTTTTGTGTACTTAACAGTTGTAAGGAGCTCAAATACTGTCACACTATATGTTAACGGTATTGGCTCATCAGCAACAAATACAGGCTCTATCACATGGGGAACTTCCTCAACCCCCCTATATATTGGCTCGTCACCAGCATACGCTGGTAGTTACGAATGGCGTGGTTACATCTACGACTTAAGAATAACAAAAGGCGTTGCTCGGTACACATCTAATTTTACGCCGCCTACTGCGCCACTTCCAATAGGATAAAAACATGAAAATAGCCATAATTGAAAATAACCAAATTTTATCTCATGGTGAGCATACAGAAGTGTTTCCTAATGTATCATTTCCGCCAGAAGGTCTTGATTTAATGTGGGCGCAAGAGCGCAATGCGTATCAGATACAGTCTGATAAAGTACATTCACAATCAGAAAAGCTAACATCAGTTGAGCCATATATTGAAGGTGGTGTAGTGTTTGACGTGATTGTTGAAGCTAAAACACAAGATGAGCTAGACGCTGAAAAAACACAAAAAGAAACTGAAGTACGCTATAGACGCAACGCTTTGCTCACACAATCAGACTGGACACAATTAGCTGATGCGCCTGTTGATAATTTAGCATGGGCGGTTTATAGACAATCACTGCGTGACATTACCTTGCAAGCAGGGTTTCCTTTTGACGTTATTTTTCCGGTGATTCCATGACAATTATTGTTGAAGATGGAACAGGACTGGCAAATGCTGAAAGCTATGTTTCAGTATCTGATGCAAATGCTTATCATACAAAACAAGGCAATGACGCATGGACTGATATTGATACGTCAGTAAAAGAACAATTACTGCGCAAAGCCACAGATTATATGGTGGCTCAATATCGTTTGCAATATGCGGGTTATCGTAGATATTCAACCCAATCGCTTGATTGGCCGCGCTTATACGTTCCATTGATTGATTCATTATCGGCTAACGTATTTCCTCAATATGTCGATTTTGACATTGTGCCAACCACTGTAAAAAATGCGTGTGCTGAATTAGCATTGAAATCTTACACAGTCATTTTAATGCAGGATTTAACACAAGGCGTTATTCGTGAAAAAGTAGACGTTATTGAGGTGGAATATGACAAATACTCACCACAGCAAACACGCTATGCTCAAATTGATGCAATGTTATCCGTGTTTTTTAAACAACAGGGTAATGATATGTCGAGATCATTGGTGAGAACATGACACTTGATGCTCGCGCTCGCTCTACAGCAGATAAATTGCTGGATAAGTTTGGCAAATCAATTACATTAACGTCAATTGTTGAAGGTACTTATGACCCAACAACGGGTGAGTTATCGGGCGGAACAACAACATCCACTAATCATACTGCTGTTATTAAAGACTATAACGGAATTGATTTTATTAGCGGTGTAGTGCAAGCAGGCGACAGAAAAGTAATGATCGCGGCATTAGGCGCACCAACGCCACAGCCAGCCGATAAAGTAACCGTTGATAGTGAAGTTTATCAAGTGGTGGCGGTTCGTCATATCTGGTCGGGTGAATTACCCGCGCTTTATGAAATGCAGGTGAGAAAATGACGGGTTCAATGTCGCAAATTGTGGCGCGTGCTAATGGTCGCATTGATGACCAAATAAGAATGGCAACGCTTGGCGTATTTATTGGAATTAGAAAAGATACACCAGTTGATACTGGAAACGCTCGCAATAATTGGCAATGCACAATTGGTGCGCCTTTTGTTGGTGAAGATGCAAACGGGTCGGATGAGAAAAT